ATATTTTTCCTTTTAAAGTTTGTGAGTCATATAGACTCTACTTTTATTTATTCCTGTTTCAGATTTTTCTGGTTTTACGGATAGATTCGTTAGTACCTGTAGCAAGACGATCATGGTCAGCATCTAATTCAGCGGTTCCTGGTTTAGTAGCAGCAGTCTGTGCTTTTTTACCAGTAAGAATCTCTTGTCTCAATTCAGCATACTCTGATTTGCTCAATTTATAGAGTTTTTGCATGGCTGCTTTAGCGATTTCTTCTAGTCCAGCTTCATCAGTTTCACTAGACATTCTAGTGATAGCAGATATAATCTGTTTTACAGAAGAAGACATAGCCGGTGCACCCATTGTAGGTTCATTTGAATGTGATATGCCGCCACCTGCTGCACCTTGACCCATTGTAGGTTCAACTCTACGTTGCTGAACTTGACCATTTTTATTACGTTTTTGACGCATACCAATCATATACATTGCGTTGGCAACTTTATTAATATCGTTACCACTAGATGATGTAATTTTATCAATGGTTGGTTCGTCAGCAGACCAACCTTGCTGTTCTAAATAATCAGTAACGTAAGTCTTCATGTCGGGCATTTGCATCCCACTAGCTTTTGCAGACTTTGCAATGGTATTATATTCTTGCACAAAATTCTTTAGAAAGATATTCTGAGTTCCAGTGGTTCCCATAGGAACTGCACCAAACTTTTGCATTTGTGTACCTAACCAATCATTAGCCTGTCCCGTGCCGGTCAGTGCTTTTCCGGCGGCATTAACCAAAGAACCTAGAACGCCCTCATTCAGAATCACTTCGTTGATCTTCATCGTTTTTCCTAATACTTTTTGAAAATCTACCAGTATCTCTGGCTTTAATTGCATTCAACAACTTACGCTCTAATATAGCCGCTTTTTCAGTATCATAATGCTTATTAATCATTTCTAACAAATTAATTGCGCTGGTAATGATATTATTAGCTCGGCTCTCAATGATGTGCTTAGTGTCACGGTTTTGTCCAATAGACTCTAATTCCTCCAAGAGGCTGCGGGTTTTCTTTTGCATAAAAATAGATTTCCTATTATTATTTATCACTTTTTAAGTTGTTTCAACATTGCTTGCAATTTTGAACCCTGCACATCCGCAACTACTTTTTTCTGAATAGGTTCTAGTATTTCCCCTGTGTCATTGTCAATTACAGGGGTTGTGCTTACCAACGTAGCATGTGGTTTTAATTGATTCATAATATCATTTGGGCTAGGACTTGGTTTATATTTTGCTTGCTGTTCAGCATACCCATCAGGATCCTCGTCAGTAATTCGCATAGTTTCAATATTATAGTCCAAATCAATCTTTTGACCAACCCCTGTACTACTACGACTTTTCATACATTGCATTTGATATTTACCACGCTCACGCAAACTACGACTTGTAAGGATACCAAACACGTTATCCGCTGTGTTAATTTTACTGATACCACCTGAAATGTGACTATGGTCGAATTCTATTTCATCAACCGCTGAACGATTTAACTGACTCGCAGTAACTAACAAGATACCTAACTCTTTTGCTAAGTTACGCAATTCTTCTGAAACATACTTGTCTTTAATGAACTGGTCGTTAGGGTTAACTTTAACACTCACCGGCATAACTAAATCAAGATAGTCAACCATTACAAAGTCAATTTTGATACCTGTTTGAATTTGTACTTCCTTCAAATATGCTCTGATATCGTTAACGTTGCTTTGTGCAGGCAGTGCTTTAACCCGATATTGACCTGCATTTCTACCAACAGCCTTAACTTTCAAATGAGTTGTATCAATATCCCTACGAATATCTTTTGTGCCCATGCTAGTCAACATGGCATCTGTACGTAAGCTAGTTAGTTCTTCTGACAGTTCTAATGTGATATAGACACCGCTCATTCCCTGTTGTAGCCAGTTCAATGCTAAGTTCATCATGACTAACGATTTACCTGAACCACTACCACCTGCAAAGATATTCAATTCCCCGCGACTCATACCACCATAAAGAATCTTATCCATTTGTGGCCAGCCTGTACTTACCTGTCCACCTGCGTTAAAGTATTTGTTGATACGAGTTTTAGGATCATAAAAGTAATCAGTACCCATGTCTTTTTGTAAACTGATTTGTACTGCATCTTTGATTAGTTTCTCAACCGGACTAAAGTCACCCTTTTCCAACAAATCGGCTGCTTTAAGAATTGCTCGTTCTAATTCTTGTCGTTTTGTGAATGCCTCAAACGCATCAAAGAACCACTCGTGATGACCATCACTTAATTCTTCAATAGGATCAATATCTACACCAGTGATTGCCTTGATTTGACTATTGTCCGGAAGTACTTTATACTTGTCTGTGTGTTCCTTAAACATTTCTGCTACTGGTCGTAGACTTTTATCAAAGTTCTCACTGTTCATAATGTTCATAACACGAGTATATAAACCCGCGTCGGTTAACATCATTCGCAAAAATAATTTCTGTACGTCTGGTGTATATTCTAATTGTTTAGAATCCGTTTTGTTTGCCAATTTTCTTCCTCTGCATTTCTAATTTTATTTTGCTCATTGTAGCACTTTGTAGTATCGCTAGTAAAGTAGGTAATTTTCCGTACTTGACTACAGCATCATTCACATCTTTTACGTTTGGGCCCCAGTTAGGTAAACTAACATGGTATCCTAATTCTAATGCTCTATCAATTAGTTTGAGACCTGTCTTGTCAAAGTCTGGAACTACGATTATTCTTTTGTTTAATTGTGCTATCAGTTGAGCCTGATCTATATTGATATCATCATGCATGACTGCGACACCGTCAATAGCTAGTGCATCAAAGATACCTTCGGTTACGATGCAATATTGCCAATCATATTTCTGCTGGTCAATATTGAAAACGTAACCTGGTTGTTGTTCGTTTATGTACTTGGGGATTCTTCCATCAATGTACCTACTAGTAAAGCCTACAAGTTTGTTCTTGTAGTTATAGGGCACGATAATGCGTTGCTGATTTCGGATGTTATCCTTATCATATGGTGTGACATAGAATGTATATTTACTTAGGTCAATACTACGATTATCTAAGTAGTTAATGAACAATTGATGATTTTGGTTATTCTTGTCTAATCGTTCACTATTTTCAGGTAGTTCCTTGTTTTGAAACTTAAGTGCTTTTTTGTGTTGTGGTTGTATCAAGTCTAACGCATCTTTGTGTTGTAGACTTTCTAAGCTCCAACGTTGTATCTGTGTCTCGTCACACCCACACCATTTTAAAAATTGTTTTGTTTTAGGGCCGATTTGTTTACCAAGTGTGAAGTTACAACTATAACTACAATTGAAGCAATGCATGACCCAATTGTTACCTTCAAGTTTAAGTCCACCACGACTTCTACGATCAGGTTTATGTCCTCTATGACCACAACAGATAGCGTTGAAACTGATCCAACCACTTTGGGTCTGTTTCTTTCTACCGGGAATCAAAGAGGTAATATCAAACATACTACAATTATATTACAGTATGTATCAGAATGCAAGAGTCTTGGGACTTTATCTTGCCAATATGTCAGTCACATCGCCCTGAGTGCAATTGAATTGTACCCTGATATATGGATGAAATCCTTCTATCTGGTAGTAATCAGTGTTTGCTTGATTAATGTAAGTGATTGGATCATTGATGTTATACCAGTCATTGTCTGGTATAGTTGATCCTTGTACCTGAACGGTACCTGAAAAGTTATTGTAGTATGCTTGCAAAGTTAGTTTTGGATTGTATGATGTACTAACTGTGCTACTTGTAAATGTTACTGTGTTGTTTTGTGGAACAGGGTGTGAAGGAATAGTAACATCCATGCTAGGCATATGTTTTGGTAATACGCTATCCTCAATCCAAATAATACCACGTGCTGAACTGTCATTGTCTAAGAACACAGGCACGTTGAAACTGTTTGTTGGGATTTCTAATGAGTAGTATCCTTTTTGTGATTCAACACTATCTAGTTCTGATGATAACAATTGAAGTTCAGCTAGCCCGGTTAATGCATAAACAATAGTTAATGTTTTCTGTATTAGTACCTGAGTTCCATCATTGTTAAGGATACGCATGGTAATCTCAGCATCGGTGATATCTACTGGTTTTTGTTCTTGGTTAATGAATTTGAACTGGATTCTGTTATCCACGCCCTTATGCAATCTTAAATTTTTTGCGTACACGATACTGTAACTCCTAGGTGAGTTGCCATAGATCATCACTACGATTTGTCTTGGTATATATGAATAAACACTTGTTGAATACACGATCTGGCTCCTATAGTGTATTTAGTAAGAAATTAAATATAATGGTAAATTTGCCCAGATAAATAATCCTAGAGTCACTTTATTTGATGCACAGCGAATTCTTTCAAAAACTATCAGAAAATCATCCATTTATCACCGTTTGCTCCTATGCAGGTCAAGACTATGTAGGAATCGTACAAAATCGTGATGATGTTGTTACCACTATATATGATTACGGTGCGATAGTAGATCAAATACTACGTCAAAAATTTCTAGACCTCGGAGATCAATGGTGGTGGGAATCAAATAGATTGATCCCCATTAATATGTTCTTAAAGAATGAATGGGCCGAGTTTAGACCCTATTTACGAACGTTCAATAACAAAAGTCTAACTGTTATTCACGGACCCACATGTAGCATGTTAGAACTTGGTAAACGCAAGAGTAAGCGTAAATCAATTACTCTGGTAAAACGGCTTCCTTAATTAAGTTATTCAATTCTTCAAGGGTAATGCTACTCTTTCTTCCCTTGCTAGTATTTTCTTTTGCTTCAATTATTTGTAAATTCGCAGGATGATTTACAATTTCAGCTGGTAGATTTGCATGCCAAGAATCAAGTATACTAAACTTATGATCCACGTGATAGGTTTGTTGTCCTAATAGAAAACCCTGTTCTTTAGCCCATATCTGTGCCCGCTGTCTTATTGCTCTTGCGTAATGTCTATAGTTTTTAGCATCTTCGGGTGTTAACAGACCTGATTTTTTTCTCTTAGTCTCTTTCATTTTATTGACTGCTTCAGGGGTACATGCAGTTTTTAATAAAGTATGTGTTGCTTTAATTTTTCTTTCCACTGATTCAGGTCTTTTCCACTGCTCTTTGATTCGGTCGGAATGAATCTTTGTGTATGCTTCACAATGTTGTGTTACTTTACAACATGTATATCTTCCGCCGGTGTTTTTAAACATAGCGGGCTTACCGCACCCTTGTTCACACAACTGTCCTTGTTTTATAACTTCGTGTGTTTGTTTATGATAATGCCACATTTGCGGATTATTAGACATATAATCACAATGTTCGCATTTTCTGGGATATTGAATTTTATTATAATTTTTTGACGCAGGCATAATAATATTTATGCCTATTTTAAAAAATCACAAGCCGTTGAGTTCCTGTTCGCATAATAGATTCATATGCACAACAACTAATAATGCGTAAGCACAGGAATGAGAACGTTTGAATGCATACCCATCAATATCTTTATCCCATACAGTTTTCGCTACTTCACGCCAAGGTAATCCAATCAAGTGTTTCTTACCTGGACGAATGATAGCAAGAAACATTGCTAGTCTAGGAATACTATCAATTGGTTCAGGCATTCGTTGAATAGAGTTATAGTGATTGCTTAAATGAATCAACTTCTCAACAAATGTTTTGTCATTTAGTTTACTCCAGAATGGATTCTGCATTAGTCGTTCTAAATGTTGTTCATCCTTAACATGATTATAGATATGAACATTCAATAAGTCTAGTTTAAAGTATCCACGTTTCTCTGCATCACTATAATCAATGTTAGCCATGTCATTGATTGCATCATATGGAACATCTGTGATATGTACCCCTGTTGAATGTTTACGCATAGGTTGAATCTTACGCATTGCAGCAGGGATATATTTGATGTGTTGTAAGATTTTATCTCTATCACCAAAATCAATATCAATATCTGATTGAAATTTCATCGTGTCATTAATCCTGCTTTAATCATTTTCATATATGCTTGTTGAACAACAATGGCTTGTCGTTCCGCATCTTCTACTGCTTTGTGAGAAGTAACATGCCCGCCGTCTCTGAGTTTGACCCCAGCCACTTCGTAAAGAGTACGGGTATCTCGCACACTCCAGAATGGCCAGGGGATTCGCATGTCAAGTTGCTTCCATGCTGTTTCCATAACCACACAGTCAAAAGCAGCACCGTTACTCCACACAGCACGGCGATTCCAGCAGAAGCTATATAACTTTTCCATGCATTCTTTAAATGAGATTCTATCTCTGTCCCCCAATGCTTCTTCTTGGGCTGCTGCTGACTGCTCACCCCACCAACGTAATGTATCATCATCAATTATCCTATTGTATGTGTCTGTCTGTTCTTCGATTGTTGGTCTGAGTTCCAATCTCTCAGCGATGCCAGTACCTTTTGGATCAAAGCGCACTGCACCAATTGTAAGTATAACACAATAAGGGTCTGTTGACAAACTCTCAATGTCAATCATAATGTCCGCTGCCATTTAGTTCTTCCACATTTCGTAAATAAACTTTGCCTTGTCGTCCCAGATTTCAATATATAACACGTTTCCGGCTAACCAGAAGTCCCAAGCAATACCGCGCTCACCTAAATTTCTACGACACCATTTGATATAATCATTTGGATCAACCTTTTGATAATTCAAATCAATCTTATGAGTAATACGACCACGACTAGTTGTTTCGTAAGAGGTGCGATCAGGTTGAGTTACATGTTGCAATGGTGCAAATGTACCTGTACTATTACCAATTCCTGCTATTGCCATTATTCATACCTTAGACTAAACCATGTTGCTAATTCTTCTTTGTAGAATGTAAACACAGTATGTCTATTATACACTGCATCATGGCTCAAGTCATCATATTTGGGTTTATTGTACGCAAAATCAAAATCAGTACCTTGAGTATACCCCTGTTGTCTAAGTTCTCTAACAATGTCCATAATCTCATTGGGCATCTTGTCTATCAATCTAACTTGTAACATTATGAAAACATAATTGTGAACCAAGTTGCCATCTTGTCATCTTGGAAAGTTAAATCCCATTGAACTACAGAACTGTGAGTTCCTACATCCTCATTCTGAACTATAACCTTTTGTTTTTTTGCGATCCAACCTTGTCCACCTATTGAGTTGTGCATGTAATGGAGTCTCGGGCCTATATTCTTAATAAGCCACTGTTCTTGTTTTGGTTCTAATCCTTTTGGTAATTTTATAGTTACAGCCATCTTAAAGCAAACATTTCCGCATGCTTTTTATATTTGAAAGAATAATGGTATCCGTCGCTGCAATAGTTATTGTTGCCCAAATAGATATCGCACCACCTCTCAACTTTATCATGCATTTTTCTCAAAAAAGGACCAACGGTTTTGGTCGTCCAGTGTGCGTTATTGTGGCATTCAGAATAAGTCATATCTACTCCTGTATACTAATAACGCACAAACCTTATGGGGCGTTGACACAGGGATGTGTCAAAACATCAAACAGTGTCCCGTATTCAACTTCAGGTTCCATATGAAACCCCGTACCCCACACTGCCCAGAACTTACGCTTATATGCTTTTTGCCAAAATATCAGTTTACCTGATACAGTGCGTCTAGGAATGATAGCAAAGTATTCAGTCCAATTATAACAACCAGTACCACCGTAAATTCTTTGTGTGATAATCATCTTAGCTCTATCTAAGTTCCATCCTATACTTCTATTGAGATTATATTTCATGACCAGCGTAATACAAACCAAGCATAATCTTTTTCGTCACGGAATCGAATTTTATCAATGTGAATATCAGCCCATCGTGTCCAAGCATCAGGGTATCGAGGGCGCGGACCAAAGTGTTCAGTACACCATGCTATGACTTCTTCATAATCTTCATAGCGATGGTCTGCTTCGTACCACTTGGCACGACTGAATTTGTATTTGGATTGTGGTTTGTAGCTGGCTCCTATGGAAAAGATTTGACCAACAGACCCAGTCATAGGTTGTACGCCCAAGATACTATGTGCCATTGCCAGTAATGTGGGTGTAAATTTTTTAATCATGGGCATGAGTATCTGCTGTGCCGTAGCCGTTACATTAGCGGCTGTGTTAGGATCGTATTGTGTCATGTCCACCTCAATAGAAACATAGTAAGAAACTCATCTTTGCACAACATGATTTCACCAACTTCGGTATTGTCTACCCAGTAACTATCTTCAATGTCTTCACGGTAGCCACTCTTACCAAATGTCTTCTTACACCATTTACGAATTTCATTAGTGTCAACTTCACCCTTACCCTTCCAACTGATAGTGGTAATGTTGCGTTTGCTTCCGTAGTAATGTTCAGTCCAATAGGTAAATGATCCTAGTTCTTGTGTCTTAGCCTTCATGTACTTCACCATATGTTAATAAGAAATTAATGTATTTGTCTTCATCAATTACTTCTGCACCAAACACTGCTACCATGTTATCACATAATTGAAAGTCAACTATGATGCCAAAAAAGTCTTCGGCATACAAATCAAAGTGATGATATTTTTCGTCTAATTGGGTTTTTCTAGCACGCCATTCCCTAGCAGACTTGTCAATCATCTGTACAAATTCTTTTGTTGCTTCTACTGTCATTATTCCCACCTCAATAAAAACCAGTCTCGGTCTGCTTTGTTCTTAAACCAAAACTTTGCATTGTTAGCGTACCAGCGACCGCCAGGTTCGACGACATCTTCTTTTAGTGATGGACCGAATGTCTCAACATTCCACTGTATCATGTCGAGCCATGTCTGTTGGATTTGATGATACATTTCAGGCACTACTGGTTTTACCGTATAGTATTTTGCACCATATACTTTACCTTCAGCAAGTTCAAAATCCATCACACCCATCTCCATAGGAACCATTGATAGTCTTTTTCTTCTTTGAAGTAATACATCATACCGGTACTATCTTCAAGGATAAAGATTCTGTTGCGAATGTTCTCATTAAGATTTTCACGAATCCAATCAAGTCGTTCAGTGTTGGTAGTATCATTGTCATCCCAATTATCTTTATCTTTAAAATAGATATTATAGGGCCAAACACTTTTGTTTAATTTTCTTGTCATATCCATCTTAGTGAATAAAAAGTTGCATCACGCTCATCTGTAAAGTATACATCAAGTCTAAACCAACAATCTCTTTCTTGTTTTTCTTCCCATTCAAGTTCAACTATCATAAACTTTTCAAAACTAGGACAATTGTTAATAGCCCATTCTACTGCTTCATCCGAGTTGTAGTCTCCGTAAATGTATTTGCTAACAATCACAGCCATCGTAAAATGAACCACTCGGCATGTTTTTGTTCTTTAAACGTATACGTACTACCAAACTTGTTCCACTTACCTGCACCTACATTAACTACACACCAATCATTAACGTCAACCGCATGCCTCATGTCTTTAAATCTAGGAAGCGCAACAACAGTCCAACCTTGTGTCTTGTGAATATCAACCATTGTTTCATTGTTAATTGCTTCTTGTATTTCTCTACTGAAAGCCAAAGACATAATAGTATCAGTATCAGTGTAACTATCTTCTGTCGTCCAATTTGCAGTAAATGTTTTCATTTCCATCTCAACTTAAACCATGTTAAATCTTTTTCGTTTTTGAAGGCAAAGAACAACACATCACGACCACCTACATCATTCATAGAAAAATCTTCTGTGTCTCTCCATAACCTTCTTCATCGTCACCTAAACTTGACTTTTTGTATGCCAAATAGTAACCGTCTTTTTTTGGACAGTTATCACCAACATGATACCAAATACTTGTATACATTATAGCCACCTCAACAAGAACCATTCATAATCTTGTTTGCGTTTGAATCCAAAGTATCTTCCACGATTACGCCAGTTAGAACTTTTGAAATTACTATAGCAAAATCTTTCAACCATGTAGATATGCTGCCAGTCTTTGAGTTCATACTGATAGGGCCAGTACTTATCATTGAGTTCTTGTTCTTCAAACCATTGTTTCATTAAACTATCTATCTTATTCATCGGTTTCAAATCTTTAACAATAGCCAAGCATACTTCTTTTCATCTAAGACAGTAATCCTACGCCAGTCACCTTCAAACTTACTAATCTTAACACCGTACTTGTATTCGGCAATCACACGCATACCTTCACTGTTGCCACAGTTTGATTCTTTTGCTTCACGCTCAATCAGTTCCATTATTGGATTGAATGCGGGTTCGTACCATTTAATTACTTTCATAACCACCTCAACAAAAACCAAGTCCACTGCTGCTCAGTAAATTCAAATGTCATAGATTGATTTTCATCACGATAGATACGATTGATTCCGTAGTACTCTAATATCCACTCGTCAGCTAGTCCTTCATACCCATCCTTCATCCATCTTTCACTGATTTCAGGAGTCATGTTTTTTTGAATGACACTATTTACTTTCGTCCAGTTCTCAAAATTCTCTTTTCCTGTACTAAGTCTAGCATTGTATCTCAGTAGTTTCATAGCCACCTCAAACTAAAATGAATGGCATCACATTCATTTTGAAAGTAGAAGTCCATATAATCTTCTGTTGGGTGTGTAGTAAACTTATCACCAGGTAAGCCAAACTGTTCTATTGCCCAAGCACAGGTTTCATTCCAATCACTAATAGTATCACCATTCTTCCAGAATATGCGTACTCTAGTACCCTGCTGACATGAGGGTGTCTCTGATTTGTTGTTTAAGTTTTGAGTCACGGTGAAACTTCAATGCCCATTGTTCTGGATTTATATAATCATTAATCATTTTAACTTGAGTCTCATTTAAAGTCTCTAGTAAATGGATACCGCTGTCGCTACAATACAACATCCATGGACTTATCTTACCCGAACATATACCGTGACATATACGATTTGGGTTACTATACCTAAATACATCATTGGGTTGAATTTCGTCTAGTTCAGCCAATGTAGTACAATACTCTACACTGCGATATATTGCATCAAATGCATCTTCCACTCGCAAATACTCGCACAAGAATTTGTTGTAAACACTATCATTATTCCAGTTATCTAGTTTGATTTGATTTTGCAACAACCAATCAACGTAACGAGGTATGTGAATTACTTTACTTTCAACACAATATGTACCAAACTTAACGAATGCAATGTAATATGGACTACGAATGAATTCTTCAACTGTTTTGTTCTTAGTTTTACTCATGCTATGCTTTTCGTAAAACCTAACCCAGCATTGAAACCCAATCCTATTGCTAGGATGATCCTTGTTTAACCAACGAGATTTTCTTTCACATATATGGCTGAGTAAGGTACGATCTCTAGTAAAATTCTTATTACAGAATTCACAGGTGTACTTACTCGTTGCCAAGTTCTCTTTCATACGATCTAATGTCTTCATCAGTTACCAATTGTGCAAGGGTTTCAATGTCATCAAGTTTCAAATCAGGGAATCTTTTAGCAAGATACACCTTCTTTTTATGTTCTTCAACGAAGGCTTCGCTGATTGCATTAATAGAATCATCATCTGCTTTAGTGTATATTTTAGCATAGTATTCTCTAATATCCTTCAGTTTAGGTGATTCTTTCAGTGTTGCAACTTTACTTGAAAGATGAGGTATCCATTGATGGAACTGTTTCCCTAAACCAGGGCTACTGGCACACAACATCATCCATTGTAGTTTAGGGTGCTTTTGTACATGCTCGTTGAACAAATATTTATTAGCGTTATACTCAGTACTCATTACATAATAACCTTGCACGTCACCGCTACCTTTAATAGCACTCATCCAATGAGTCATCATGTAAGGAACAAACTTACGTTGTTGTTCTTCTGTAAGTTTGTCCATATAGTTGTAATCTTTACGATCCAACGCCGCAAGTGCCTCAAACAAATCAAAGTCTTGCTTTTCTAATTTTTCGTCTTTGGGAGTTGCTGGTTTCTTAGTTGCCATTAGAATGCCTGATTGTAATCAATAATCTCACAGTTACGACTAATCTCTTTTACAAAGTAAACACAACGAGGTTTCACTTCATCATCAATGGGTACACATAAGAATTGTCCGTTCTTCAATCGCGGTGCATACCAAGTTACATCGTGATAGATATCAATAATTTCAATATCTTGAAAGCTAGGTCTAAATGCACTTAGTGGATTAAATTCAAATGCTTTGAAACCTCTATCATTGATACTTGTTAATGGTAGTGTTTCTAAATCACCCATCTCTGGTTCACCGATCAGTATCTGCCAATCTACTGGCATCTTAATTGTCTTGTCACCTACTCGTAACACAAGAGCGGGACTGTTGAAACTCTCTAAGAAGATTAGTGGTATATAATGATAGTCTACATTACTTGGATTGCTATTATCAAGTATTGCAAAACGTAAATCATCTACTTCTTCGGGTAATGTCTCTAAGTTATAGTATTTGTTATTATCTAAATTTAATATTCTCATAGTATTATTATATCACTTATATGTTAGTTTCTCAATCGAGAACGGGTATGCCGCCTCTTTATAAAAGGCTTTTCTTTGTGTAAGATGCCTCTTTGCAAATTTGCAGGAACTTGTGATATCCCATATCATCACGTGATCTTTATCCTCCGCTTTTCTAATGCCGCGTCCAATTGACTGGATAACTCTGACAAAGCTCTTTCCGGGTTCCACAAGAACCAGATTGAAAATCCTAGGAATATTAATACCCACAGCGGCCACACCATAAGTCGCCACAATAACCTTGTTAGTAGCTGTAGCCACTTCATCATACTGTTCCTTTCTGTCATTCATGTCAGTCCCGCCTGAAACGAAACTAACTTCATAATCCAAACGTTCTTTAGTAAATGCTTCACTAAGTCTAGTTTGTATTGCTTTGCCGGCAGCAACACGGTCTACTAATATTAATGTGTTGCCACCGTCTTTAATCTTTTCAAGTAATTGACAAATCATAGTCAATCGTTGGTCATCTTCTAATAAGAATTTCAATTCACTTTGATAGTTAGTGAATTCTTTCTGGTCTTGCAATTGAACAATGTTAACGTGACACTGTGCAAGCACACCCATTTCTTGAAGTGTACTTGCTGCAAGTTTATTAGTCACATTACCTAATGACACATATAATGCCTGTGCTTCAAAGATTGCTTTGGGAATAGTTCCAGTCAATCCCCAGCGAATTGGTATGTGACTCATCACCCCAGTTAATAATTCTTTCAGTACATCAGCCTTAGCCATGTGCACTTCATCAACCATAACGCACACAACATCTTCTAAGAACTCACCTATTGGTATTTCTGCTTCGTCTGCTTTTGTTTTCTTAAGCATATTACCTAAACTTTGCCATGTGCAAATCGTATGTTTTTTACCATACTCTTTTCTGTCACCATAGTATACACCAACATCAAGACCTAAGTTAATATAGTCTGCTTCTGTTTGTGTTACTAGACTTTTGTTAGGTACAATAACAATACTACGTCCATAGTTTTCTATGCTATATGATAGTGCGGCGGTGATTAATGTTTTACCTGCGCCAGTTGCAATCTCTTGTATTGATTGTGGATTAACTAAAAACTGATTTATAATCTCAATCTGATAGTCACGCAATACAACAGGCTGTCCTGCCATTGGGTGTTTTGCAGGCCATACTTTATGTGCAAAAGTTTTTTCAGTGACTTGTCCAAACTGAAATGTTGTTGTGTATGTGCGTAAGTCTTCTAACTCAATATCGTATCCGGCACTGTCAAGTAACGGTAGAATCTTTGGCAATAGATTTACATAAGTCGTGCCACCCAAGCTAAAGAAGCTGATCTTGCCATTCCAACGACCTAATCGGACACTTGGCAAATATCTTGCACCCGGCTTCTCATACTCAAACATCTTCATCAATGTTTTGCGATCACCTAACTCTAATCCTTCTATTTTTACATTGACTTCATCTTTGATGATTAATTTACATTGTTTCATTTAATATTAATTGGTTTATCGTTTGCAAGGTTAACGACCTTAGCTGCGTAAATACTTCCTCTACTCAAATTAGACCATAAACCTGTGTTAATGATTACTGGATATTTGAATTTTTTTGTGTCTTCTGTTAAACGTGCATTTTTTGATTTTAGAAAATAAGGTATGTCGTGTCGGACACATTCTTCAATCAAGTTAGGAATAACTTTAGCGCCATTCAAGTGAGTTTCTGATATGACAATTAAATCGCAACCTAATGACTTTAATTCACTCACAATGTTTGCAATCTCATTGTATTTTCTTACTGTGCTAGTTTCTGTCGCAAACTTAAACAATGGATCATCGTTTATCAAATCATTATCAATTTTAACACCGTGCATTGATAGTTTTGCAAATGTCTCGGGAGAAATTGTTAGTGGTATATCTTTAGTTGCTTCGTTCAATGCATTGTTGATCCCTGCTATCAATAGATTACCATTGATAATTTTCAATGTTGGATCCCAACATGTTGCTTCTTCGTATTCTGCGAAACTATTTATAATCTCAACTGTCTTGTCGCAATATCTTATAACCTGAAAGTGTTTGTCTAAGCAATCAATGAAGTGCTTCAAAATATGTTCACAATAGACACCGCTCCATATTCTATTATCCTTATTCCAGTCTAAGTGTAGATCGGTTTTCTTCAAGTCAGTGATAAACTCTTTTTTGTAGGGTGTGCGTAACTCAATCGTATCATCCTTGATTGTACAAAAAGCATCAGTGTATTCTGGGATGCTATCAATTGGTTCTATGCTCCAAGGTAGTTTAACCATTTCGTTTGCGTCAATCTCTTTGCGTTTAAGTTGTTTGAAATATCGTAATGTAATCTTGTCCAACAACTCTGCTTGATTGCTGGTCGCAGGTCTTCGTTGTACAAATTGGATTTGTTGTAGGTTGGAAAGGAACCGTCTATCATAAGTTCCTAAACTTATGTTTTGCAGTAAATAATGTACCAGTTGTTCTTTTGTAGTTGGCTTCACTTTTGACATTCAAGTATTATAGTACTTATGATTAAGAAAAGCAATAGTAAAGGCAAAAAAAGGGGACCTAAGTCCCCTAAACCTTGAGAGAAAACCAATCACACGATTCGCACTACTGTGAAGCCTTGCTCGTGTAACAAGTCAGCCTCATCCTCGTCATAGCAATCAAACAAAAACAAATCACCATCAAATACTTCGTACATAAAGTTCTCCTTTTAACGTTTCAGTTCATCAAACACTCGTTCACGCTCTTCCAAAAAACACTCAAATGCTGCCTTGATTACATTGTAAAAGAATGTAAACAATACTAGCCAGAAACAACCTGTTGTAATCATAGTCACTGTTGCTTTATCTTCAACCAACCATAATGAAGTTAGAATGATTACCATCATAAAAACTATAGAAAGGATAACATAGCCGGCAGTAGCAAAGATGCGTTCCGCTGTATGCTTCTTTAACTCATTGCGAAAATTTTCTGCGGCAACAAAACAACCACCAAAAATCTTCATAAAACACCAACCGAAAAATGCTAGATACATACGCCAATTCATGTTTATTCCTTAAGAATCGTAAAAGTCTTTTCGTAGTCTTCAATGAACATATCATACCACGATGCAATTAGGGCACTCAAGTAGAACAATGTTACTGGTGTCACAGCAGCAATTAAACTAGTTATTGTTGAATCTAAATCTTTGTTCATACACAAAACAGACGCTAAAACACAGTATACTGTAACCGAAAAACATGAAGCCAAAACATAACTAACCAGTGTCATTGAAAGACTAGTCCGTGCAAGTTTTTTTGCTTCAATGAATGCTTCAACAAATGACATTGCAGGTCGTTTGAAAACAATTTTTACAAACTTGCCAATCAACCAAACGATAAACTTACCTAGCATTTTGATTTTCATTCTTCAACTCCGAAATGTTGCTTAATCTGAGAAACTATTGTAGGGACTACTTTCATAGCAGGAGTAATGTGATGGTCGAACTGCTCAATGTTTTCAATACATTCCCCAACAATCAACTCGGCGAACTTTTCTGCATCAATCAACGGCCATGGCTTTGTCATTGTTTGATCCGTGCATTGGTCCAATAGTTCTTTAATTCGTTTGTTCATTTCAACAATCCTCAATTCTTCATGCAAGTTGCCTTAGCCAACTCACGCCAGTTACCACTGATCTTCACGAGGTCAGCAATCTTCAAACACATACGCAAGGACACTTCACGCAATTTGCTGTGGTTCTCATTAACAAAGTGCATAATCTCGTCTGTTTGTTCTTGAGTAAAGTCATAGTCAGCAAACAAACCACCATCAGCATCACGGTGAACTTGTTTGATACGCAACATTTTGTCACGCTCACTATTCACTGTCAAGTCCAAAAAGTGACAACGACTTTGCAATGCATCCAAGTGAGGCTGAATTTTGCTTGCTTTTTTGCTGTCAAAAGTTTTGTTAGTAATGAAGATGATGGAACCTTCAAAGTTGAAAGTATTGGGCACTCCCTCATCACGCAACAAACGACTGTCTTTATTCCAACTGATGCGGCGAGTCTTACCACTATCCAATGCACCTTTCAATACGTTGATAGCATCTTGATCTTCCCAAATATCACAGTCATCAAACACTAGCACATTCTTCTTGTCACTGAATTTGTACAACTTAGCGAACAAGCCGATGCCTGACATTGCACCTTTGACAATCTCAAAGCGAGGGCGTTTGCCTGCAATCTTGTCAAACATACTTGCCTTTTCCATTTGCAATGTGACACCATGACTCTTACCAATACCCGCAGGGCCTGTCACAATCATAGCACGAATGTCACCTGCGATACAGGCTTTACTCATTTCATCAAGCACACCGAAACGACTAGCAATGCGATCCATTGCTTCTGTTTCAGATTCAATCACTTTTTCTTCAACAACAGGTGTATCACCTGACACAAATTCAATACAATCATGTGTATCAACGTTTACACGAATTTCTGAACTACGACCTGGGAACTGACCCTCATTCTTAACAGTAACAAAACCACCTTTGGAACCAAGTTGATAGCCTTTGACAAGTGTAAAGACTTGATTGGACACTGGGCTGTTGCGATATGTACCTGAAATGATGCGAACTGTGCTAGTCATGTGTGTTCCTGTGTTGTGTTAAAGATGTTATTATAAACCCGAAATGATTTATTGTCAAATTTGATTCAATGCTGAAACACGAATCTCGTCATTGTCTACTTTAATGCTACGACTAAAGCTAGGGTTGTTTTTCATTTTTTGACGCAAACCCAATTTCTGATATTTGTCAAGGGCCAAGCGTTTGCCTTTAGTACCAATGCCACCACGGCCCATTGAAACCAAACACATCATTTGTTTACAAAAGTAGTAATTACTGTCTGTCAAATCAATACCAATGCCATTAGCAACAATGCGCTTGAGTTTGTATAGTGATGTTGGACCCGTAACACCCTCAACTAGTTTGTACTCAGCAGTTTTTGAGAATTCAGCGTAGTCTGTTAAAATGCTCATGTTTAGCTCCTGTTTGTTGACTGTTTAAGATTCTATTATATACCCAAAATGATTTATTGTCAAATTTTAAAGGTATAAAAGATGCCAAATTCATTCAGTAATTCTTGAATGGTCCTAGAATCTAATGTGAAAAATTTACCTTTGTTGACTTGAATGATGTCAAAATACTTTACATTGTCCGAAGTAACATTCCACTTTGACATTTGTTTCATGTTTATTGAAATAGTTCCCATGTGCGACTCCTTTAATCAATCAATACATGTATTATATGCCCAAACTGATTTATTGTCAAGTTTGGGCATACATTGTTTACGATTGATAACCCAAAAACTGTTCAGTGTCGTACCAAGCTACTGCTTTAGTATTCAATTCGTACACTAGTACTGGGTACGCATTCTCGTTGATTGTGTCAAAAGTAATGTCTTTTTCAAAAGTTTGAGTCATCAGGTCCTCGTCATAATCAAACAACTCGCCATCAAACTCAACATTAAATTTGTTAGTGTTCACAAACTCATCAATATCATAAGACATAACAGGCCCTTTCAAGTGATTAAGAGTCTATTATATGCCCAAACTGATTTATTGTCAACTTCTATCTAGTTCCCAATTGGTAACATTAAAGTATTCAAAATCATCAAGTTTACGTCTTACATAACTACCCTTGATTTTTAATGACTTCTCATTGTCATACATGTAGTCCCATAGATGTTGAAGTTGGTTCTTATCTTCTATTGTGACAACTACACCTGCATCTAAATTTGAATCTTTAAACCAATATTCAGTTTTTTTGCTTCTCTTAGAAATTCTATATGTCTTACTGATAGGGGTTAACTCACATGATAGTTTTAAAACTTTAGGCTTACCCTCTTTGTCTAGTTTCTCAAATCCTTGATTTGTATTCAGTTGAGTTTTGATTAGATCCATCTCAGTGTCGTATTCATAGAACTTGGGCAACCAATATGCAATACCAATCATTGATTCTTTGAATGTTTTGCCATCACTGTGCACCAGCTTATTCATGTCTTCACGGAATGGTGATAGCTTACTGGTGCCCTTCAATTTCCACATCATTATTTTTTTGCTGTAGTAATCTTTTACCTTGAGTGCATATTCACGGTCAGGTTGAGTAACTCGTTCAAACAATTCATGGTCGGTTAATTTATGATAAATTTTATGCTCAGTTGATATTCTATGTGCAGTTGTACTTAATGCAACAATATCTTCAGTTGTTTCAACTACCTCATACTTTTTAATATTAGGTGAGGATACAATATTCATTGGATCTAACCAATTTTGACCTGTTACAACGTTGCTACTAAAACCAAAATTACTGTTGCCATTAAGTGTGATGTTAGTACCGACTGAGGTTAAATTGGGTGCTGATCTCAAACCCATCATTGCTTGCATTTGTGTTGCTGTTAATTGTGGCATAGATATTGATGTTGTCATTTTATATTCGTGATTTTAATGTTGTATGATAGCAAAAACCTCGTACTGTTGTCAATACGAGGTTTGCCGATTATAGAGAAATATCTTCCATTCCCGCTGCCCTGAGCCGAACTACGTGCCCTAACATAAAGTTTTTACTCTCTAAGCCCTTCATAACACCTAACCATTTGTTTCGCAATAATGCGACTTCATTGATTAGTGTTTCATAGTCAATTACTTCTTGTTCACCCTCAGCATATTTTTCAGCATCACGACTGGTTAATGCACGATTGTATGCCTCAAGATACTTTTGGAAATGCTTTCTACGAATCTTCCTAAGCTGGATGTTTAAATGATTTAGCACTGCTTCAACTTCTTGTAATTGGTTGAAGCGATGTTCAGTGACGCCAGGTAGTGAAGAAATATTCTTCTCTAAATTTCCATAGATTTTTACATCATTTTTTGCACTAAGCAATTCATTGTTGTAATAGTCTACTAAATCTGGCAATACTGAAATATCTGCACTAACTCTTGCTAGCCAATTTGACATTTAACCCCAATCTTCATCTTCGTTATCGTCATCGTCTTCATATTCTTCTTCTTGAAAGTGTTGTTCAGCATAACCCTTCAATGCTCTAGTAATATCTTTATCACTAAATTCATTTTTGATATCATCAACTTCATAGTTGTTGTCCATCAAATAATTTACCAAAGCATCTGCTGCTTCTGCGCGGTCATTAAAGTCAATATGCTCACGCAATACATCCCAAACTTCCGTAATAGTACTTAAACTCATTCTGTAGTGTCTCCTTCTGAGGTATCAACACTACTTATGCTTTGTTTTGCCATTCTTGCTGGATATTCTAACATGACTGTATCTAAACAACCGTCAGTATTTGCTTCCCATGCTTTACGAAACTTCTTAATGATTTCACCATCAAGTGTAGTGTAGACAAGACTGTTACCTTCTTTTTTAAGTAACTCAGCTTTTTCAATCATATCTACCATACCACTATATGGACTCATGCCTGTGTCGTATGGAATCTTTACTTGCACACCCTCAAAAGGTTTTGCATAACGAGTTTTCATAATCTTACATGCACTACGAATACCACGAACATCAGTAACCTTGTTACCATCTTCGTCTTCTTTTAGTTTGAGTTTTTTCATAGCAACAACAATACTACTTGCATAGATAAAGCCTTGACCACCACTGATTTTATCATCAGGGTCAAACATATCTTGACTTGCGTATGTGTGATTAGTTGCGACTAAGCCAATGCCTAAACTACCAAACATGTTAACAGTATTGCGAACAAGAGAAGTAAGTGCTTTGGGTTTACGACCCATATCACCCTTCATGTCACCTGCTTCAAACTGATTAACGTCTGTGGGAGTCAATAGCATACCAAGACTGTCAACAATAAACAATACCTTTGGTCTATCTTCTTCTGCTAATGCTCTATAATCAGTAACAAATTTACTGATTGTCTTGGCCACATCATCAATCATAGCCATATTCAATTTTAATAATTTTGATTCGTCAGTATCAACACCGAGGTTATGCAGCCATTGCTCATCTAATGCGTTCTCGCTATCAATTAGAACAACGAAAATACCTTGTTCCTGAGCGTGACGCACCAAGTTGCCAGAACAGATATAACTCTTGCCTGATCCACTTTCGCCAGCGAATACAGTAACTTTACCAAGGGGTACACCTTTATTAAAGTCACCACTAATAAGATAGTTAAGAGCGTAATTTCCTGTACTGACCCAATCAGTAGGGTCGTTAAATCCAATGCTTAATCCTTCAATGCTTTTTGTAATGTCCTTGCGGAACTTACTTATGTCAAATGGTTTTCCCAATTTTCTCTCCAATTAATTGTTTGTCTAATAGTTGAGGGTGTTCATTCGCCATTGTGTCAATTTCATAGTCTGACGGGAAATGGCGTAATGCACCCCTCGCACGGTCGCGAACTATACTAGGGACCCTAGGTGTTTTGCCAGGGTCACACAGTTCTTCCAATAGTTTTTTACCTTGCTTTAGGGCGCGGTATCTTTCGTCAGGTAGTGTCATGTGTACTCCTTAGAAGGGGCCGAAGCCCCTATTTCTATTAGGCAGTTTTACCTTGACGAGCACGAATCATTGCTAGAATGTCGTTTGCTTTGTCACTACTTGGAGCTGCATTTGGTACTTGAACAGGTTGAGTTGCTGCTTGTGGTTCATCTTCCCATGGTGTTGATGTTTCTGCTACGGGTTGAGTTGCGGGTGCAGCCACGGTCGGTGCTGCTGATGTTGTGTCCGCTGTTGAACCTGCAGGAGCTTCAAGACCATATGGTTTGTAGTAATTGCCCCAACGTGCTAAGTCATATGGTTGACCTTCTACTGAAGCCTCAAACATTTCCTTGATGATACGCAATTCTGCATCTGTTGGTTGTTTTGGTAAGAATGATTTCAAATCAAACAAACCGTGTGCTTCAATTGCTGCCAATTCTGCATCAGTTAATGCAGATTCACGGCGTGCCCAGTTACTGGTTGAGTAATCTGCATAACCACCTTTACTTGTTTTCTTGATGTTGAAGTCAAGACCATGTTGGTAGTCAGTTGGCAATTCCATGATTTCAGGATCCATCAAACCTGCTTTGATAACAGGAATGATTTGTGGGCTAACGATGAATCGGCGAATCGGGTTCGCTGGAGTTGTATCGTTACCTAGTGGGTTTTGACGAACAAAACCTTGGAAGATGTATGTACGTTTCTTCCAATATTTGTTTGCCATTTCTTTCAAACTTTCGTCCTTGTACCATGGGCGAACTTCTGCCAAGATTGGGCAGCTATTTGGTACATACATATCGTTACATGGAACTTGTACGACCAATTGTTTGAAGTTGCTGTCACCTTTAACTCCGTTGAATGGGAGTTTAATCATTGCTTTTTCTACCCAGAAGTATGTGTTACTTGTGTCGCCATCAGGTAGGAAACGTACGGTAGCTGTTGTACCTTCGTCAATGTTCCAATGGGGGTATACTGAGTTGTCAGACTGAGTGTTAGAACCTTTGTTCTGACCTTTGTTTTCTTGCGCTGCTAAACGAGCGCGGATTTCTGCTAATGATGCCATGATTTTTTTCCTTAATAAATTGAGATGGTCTCTGTTTAATATTCGATACTACCTATTAGTATCTAACGTAGAAGATAGTATAGCAAAACTATTCATCAACGTCAAGTGTATTTATCCCTCTTTAGGGTAAACACATTTTTTAGTTAGGTTTTTTCAATAATCGGACAATACGTTTAATTTGTGATTCAACTTTTTCTTCTTCATGTTTAGTATGATTAATTTTTTTGGTTTGCGTTGTATCACCGTTGTCCACACGTTGTTCTTTTTCTGTAACTACTGAATCAGGCCAGTCACCCAATTCTTTCATTGGATCACCGATACCACGATGTGACTTAAAATAGCTACCTTCAATAACACTATCAGCCCAAGACTCTAATAGGTTAAGTTGTTTCATAGACCAGAAAGTTTCTTTAAGTTTTTGATTGAATGGTCTACGCTTTCAGCGCCAACTAGTCTACCTCGTAAACCTTTTTCGCTTTTCTCCGGTGCACCTAATATAGGACCTGTGCTAAACTTTTCAGCGGGGCCAACTTGTCCTGCTGCTTTTTGTTGTTTGTTTAATCCTTTGTGACCAGTTGGTACAGGAGTTATCTCACCTTCACTAACATCTTTTTGTTTAGTACCAATAGCATGTAGTCGTCTAGCCAAATCTTTAATATCAACAGGTTTACGTTTTTCTTGTTCTTTTGCTTTTTTACCCACACGACTTACCATATCTTGGTATTTGTCGCCATAGTCAACCTCATCTTGATCGGTCGTGACTTCATTAACCCAATCTTCTAATGCAACTACCTCTGCCATTGGGGATTCAGTTAGATTCTTATTCAATTTAGATAAGATTGGCATTACACTTTCAATGCGCGGATCAAGTGAACTACTCATAAACATTTCACTCAAGTCACCTGATACTTCATCTTCCATTAATGGAGGAGTCCAAGATTCAAAGTAATTGTTGTAGCCTTTTTTGCCACGCATCTTGCTCAATGATTCACGCAAACTAACATAATGATTTAAACCACTTTCAACTAGTTTTTGTGCAGACTCATTAAATTGCTTACCGCGAGTTGCACGAACAAATCCTGCCATCTTACTGTATTCTTCACACAATCCCTTGATGTGGTTCCAACGTTCATCATGTGGTAGTCCACCTTCAGCAATATGACGAGCATACACTTGTGCAATACCTGGTTTAGTAGTTGGTGCTAATATTCTTTCACCAACTGCATTTTCAATAAAGATACGTTCAACGTTACGATAACGTTGTTCACCTTCTTCAATGTTTCTACTGTGCTTAATAATAATCTTTGTTTCCGGGATTACATCATTATAACTTTGTTTCTTACCCATACTATGATAGCCTTCACGTAGACCCTCACGTTTGTTATAATCTCTTTTAGCCATATCGTATTTTAAATCGTCAATATCTTTACTATTAGGTCTTAGATTGTTACCAATAGCAAAACGCTTTAGATGGTTGAGTAAATGCGACCATGACAAGTCATCCTCATCACCTGCACTTGGGCTGTTCGCTACATCGTCACCAAAGTAAATGTTCATTTTGTTTGAACCATCAATACCGATAGTTACAGGACCATAATCCTTACCATCTTTCTTAAATTCAAACTGAACTAGTTCAGCTTCTTGTGGTACTGGAGCACTTTTACCAGAACTGTCAAACATTTCTGGGCTATATCCACGTGTCTTTAATAGACCACGTAGTTCTTCTTTGATGGAATCTTGGTTCTTTGGCATAGTTTAAATCTCAATAGTGTATTTATGCAAATACAGCAAAGAAGGGTAGCGGTGTAATAATTTCATCATGGTCACGCATTTGTTCTTCCAAATCATAATGATAGTCACTAAGTTGCTGCAACATACGTACAACTAACAGTGCAGCCATCACTAAGTCATCATTTTCGCCAATTTTGGCTTTAAAACTGCCACCTACAGCTACAAAACTCTTTAATTCACCTATCAGTGCTTGACTGTTTATCTTCATTTTTCTAGTTTCTACTAATGTTTTAAACTTAGCACAAGCAGCAAGTTTAGTAGGTTTGCTAGTGTTAAATCCTCTGCGAGTTTTTCCACCTTCACTCATTAATGTACCAGGAATGTTTGCTTCACCAAACTCATCCAATGACACTAATGCAGCTTCACCTATACTATTATTCTCAATTGAATAATATAAGTTGTTTGGTTCGTTTGTACAGTCAACAATATACTTGTTGATAACTGCTAACAGTTTGATTTGTTCTGGTATAGGAGTTTTATTGTGTTTCCATTCACCAATTTGTGTTGTTGTATTTGCTTCGTAAATTTGTATAGCTGCAGGATCACCGCCGGTGCCAAGACTCGGATCTAATCCTACACAATAGATATTACCCTTTGTGGGTTTCTTAAACCAACGAACTTGTCCTTGACGAAAAATAGGGTCAATTCCTTCTAAATCAATTAATGTAGTAGGAGCAATCAATGTTTCATCAGCGATAATGAACTCGCAACCAATTTCTCGACGGAATCTATCTTCCCCGAGTTTAGCCTTCATATCTTCTGCCCATGCTTCGTCACGTTCTGGATGCTCTTGCCAGTATGCACGATATGCTTTGTACCCATTCACTCCAACTTCAGTTACGTTACCATATTCGTCAATACATTTATTGGCTTGTTTCCAAATCATAGAAAAAGTATCTTCGTCACTATTGGGCGTACTTGTAATAATAGCTTTACCACCAGTTGCTAGTGTGGGTGTGATAGATGTCCAAAACTCTTGTGCGATACTAGGACGAACAAATGCAAACTCGTCAAGATATAATAGTGTGATAGACATACCACGACCAGTGTTTTCAGTAGTTGTTGCTGAAACAATACGTGATCCGTTATCAAACGTTAAACTACCTTTGTTGTAGTCAACTGCACCTGCTTTAATATGATCGGGGCAGTTTTCATAAGCGTAACGAATACGCTGCATAATTTCTTGAGCACCGGTGTATTTGTGTGCTGCGATAAGAATAGTGCTATCTGGTACAAACATTGCATACCAAAGTAGATAGCCAGCAGCACTCGTTGACTTACCTGTTTGTCGTGGCATCAAACTAATACTAAAACGATATTTGTGATAATTTTCAATCAATCGTTTTTGAAATTCCCATGGATGATAATTCATGCTACCCCTAGTTGGGTGCTGAATCATAAAAAAGTTATCCATGAAATACATATGACCTGTGTCCGGATCACAACACTTGATATAGTCATCAAGTTCTTTTTGTGTGTGAAATTTTGTTTTCACATACGGTGTTTTAACTAAGGTAGGTGTCCCGCTCATAATTTTATTTAGCAAAAAACTGCTACTATTTTGAAAAAGGGTTTTCACCTGTAATATGGGGCTGTGCGAACCACAGTTTGAACCACTCTTTGTCACCCGGACGAATATTGTTTTCACGCATGTATTCTGCTTTTTAGTTGCTAGAGCAGAATTAGGAGTTACATTTGTCTCTCCTGTTATCTTGCCGTTTCCTCTTAAACGCTTTAGTTCTTCTAACGACATGTCTTTTTCAGGAGCAGGTTTATACTCCTTCATGGACTTGTATGCATTTTGTAACTTAGCTTACTTAAATGCGTCAAACATTAATATTCGCCTGTTAATGGACTACGCTTCCAAGTATTTGTGGCTGTGCATACATAGATATAGTTTGCATCCCAACAGATTTGTCCAGGTGTTCCTGTAGCATTAGATGCTTTAGTTGTTTGTGGTGCTTTCAATAAGCCAGTTATTGTGATGTTGTTGGCACCGATGTTGCCTGAATAATCTTTTAGTTGAGGTCCGTACTTAAACTCACCGCTGTCGTAAGTTACTATATTGCCTTGACCGTCTGTTGATCCAACTGAACTAACAAAGAATCCGCCATTTACCGATAATGTGGAACTACCATTAAATGCGATATTGCCATCAGTTCTTAATTCAATGATATCATTTTGATTGCTGTCCTGTACGAGGACATTGCCGGGTGTAGTAAATTTATTGGTGTCATCAAACGTCCAACTGTTGTCTGAGCCAGCTACAGTTATAGTAACATTAGCATTACTGTCTAATGTTAGTGTACTATTACCAGAAACCAA